ATCTTAACCTTCTTTTCCTCACCGGGGAACACCGAATGCGGCGGCAACCTGTAATGGCGCAGGCCGCATTTTTTATCGTCTCATTGGATGGTGAATTTCATCTATTGGAACATCGTAGGATTGCAAAGGAAATTTTTTCTTTCGTTCTTCAGGCGTCAAGTTTATGCGAGCCTCCACAGCGCGAGCCTCTGCTTCCCCTCCCGCTCTTCGATATTGCTCATAAGGCTCCAGATTTAACGCATCCAATCTTTCTCTTGTTAGTTTCTTTTCTAAAACTGCGTTCATTAAACTAATCGCGTCTATATCGGGCCGACGTTCATATGCCCTTTCAAATCGCCGTATCGCTTCGCCCGGTGGCACTTTGTAACGCTGTATTTCGTTTAACAACATGACGGCTTGCTGCGGCCCTTGTCGTTTCCTAAATTGAGTTGGCGAACTTCCTTGCGTAAAACCCGGTTCACGTTCTTGAACTGCGTGTTGCAGTTCATGAATTAGTGTCGTTCTTAAGTCTTGCGGTGTTGCGCGTTCGTAATCGTGCATTGATATCATTTCTGTGTTGAATTCCCCCGATTTTTGTTTACGAGGCGGTGCATACGACCCTCGTTGCCCAACGTCGGGTTGCCCCGGCAATTTTTGGGGCTGACTTATTCGGACATTTTCTATATCGGGATACGCCTCTTTTAACTTTTCGTGAGGCAACAAATCCAATGGAGTTTTTGGGTAATCGCCTGAAGGCAATCTATATCCACCGAAAACGCCTTTCTCACCTAAAAATACGGTATCTGCGTCGCTAATTTCTTGCCGCCATTGCCCATCTGGCGCTCGGAATGTTCCCGTTTCTCTCCAAATTGTGCCAACATCTGTGCCAGCCGCTTCCATTTCTTCGGCACGTTTAGCGGCTTCAGCATCCCATGTTTTTGCTGACTTACCGATAAAAATGTCGCGCCGCATTGTGCCGCCTTTTTGCAACGCGGCGGCTATCCGTAGCGGGTTAACAAACTCACCCGCAAATTGACCCATTGACCGAGGGCTTTCAAACGCCTCTACAACTGGGTCAACAACAACCGCTTTAGCCGTCTGTACGGGCTGCGTGACCAGAGCCTTACCCAATGCACCAATCCCCTGCGCCGTAGCGTCCAGACGCGGCGTAGGAGCGCGTGCGGCGGCGGCTTGGGCGTACTCTGCCGTCGTCATCCGACCAATGTTGGGGTCGCTCGTAAAGGCTTCGTAGGCAAGTCCACCGACATCCCGTGCGCGGTCTGCGAGGGTATCGACTACCCCGCCACCGAAGTCAGCGGCACGGTCGCGCATCTGCTGGAGGTATTGCAGCGCGGCAGCAACCCGTGACGGTTCCGCTTTCTTCGCCATTATTCGAGGTTTTCGAGTTTGTATTTAAGGCTCGTCACCGCATCAACCACGGCATCGAACAGGTTAACAAGGTCGCTGTCCTTCGGGAGTGAGCCTTTGATTTCGTCAAGGAAGGTCAGCAGCGACTTCACATACGCCTTCGGATTGCTGTTCTTGTGGAACTCAACATCGTAGCCCGTGATGATGCCGTAGCGTCCCTGATACGCCTCGGCGTACTTGTCCACAAGGTCGGGGATGGCTTCGTAGTATTCCCCCAGCGCCATGTGCTGCGCGAAGGACTTGGTGGCAAAGTGCTGAAGGTGCGTGACGGTCGCGCTGTGAAGCATCGTTCCGACAAACAAAGCCGCGTTTTTTTCGTGAGCAGCCATGACTCTCCCCTATGGTACGATGATGCTAGACCCCTACAGGGAAGGATGCAAGCATGACTACTATCTCCGACGAGTACCGCGCCCAGCAGGTTGAACTGCACACCAATCCCAACTATGGCGTGGCATCTATCGCCTTTGCGCCCATCGTTGCAAAGTTAATCGTGGATAACGGCATCAAGTCGTTGTCCGACTACGGTGCTGGCAAGAAGAACCTGCAACGCGCCCTTGAGCCTGCGGGTATCTCGATTGACTACCGACCCTATGACCCTGCCTTTCCAGAATACGGCGACCCACAAGAGGCCGACCTTGTGGCCTGCATTGATGTCCTAGAACACATTGAACCCGACCGGCTCGACGCGGTGTTGGATGACCTTGCCCGTATCATGCCCCGGTTGGGTTTCTTCAGCGTCCACACGGGGGCGGCGGTCAAGGTGTTAAGCGACGGTCGTAACGCCCACCTCATCCAAGAGCCTGCCCGTTGGTGGCTACCAAAATTGTGCCAGCGGTTCCACATCCACCACCTCCAGCACCATCAACTCATGGGGCAGGGCTTCTGGGTCGTCGTCAGCCGCGTCTGAAGCCACGCAACCGTTTCGGCAGGGTCACGGGCTAGGTACCACATCCCAAGCGGCTCAAACGCCATCTGGAAGCGTTCCTGACCCCTTCGCAGTTTGCCCGTTGGGGTCTTGATTTCGAGGAAGGCAGCAAAGCCGGGGGCGGTGACCAGTTTGTCCGGCACGCCCTGACCTGCTAACCCAAGGTCATAGACGGTAAACCCTGCCTTACGCACGGCTGCGGTAATGGCGGCATCGTTCGCATCCCGGCGAGCGGCGTAACGCATCAGAAAGACCCGTCGGCGTACTCGTACCACAGTCGGTACACCGCAATGAACTCATTTACGCCTTCGCCTAACAACTTTGGTTTGCCGAAAGGTGGCACCGAGTAAAACCGTCCGATGCGTAGCCCGTTGTCCGTGTCGCCGCGCACCACCCAAACTTGAAAACCCGTAGTCCCTGCAAGTGCCTGCAAGGTGCGGCGCAGCCCTTCGGACATCCCCTCACCCTCGCGTTTCCATTCTAGTACGAGGAACTTTCCCTTGCGCTCGATGATGCCGTCGATATTGCACGGGCAGGCTTTAGGGTTGTTTGGCAGCAACCCAAGAAACGCGCCGTAATCAATATGCGGCGCATCCCGGTTTTTCATCAGCCGCTCAAACTCCACGGCGTTTTGCGTCGAACATGGCGCGTTGTGGTGATACCCAACCCGCCTTGGTTTTAACCCAGCCGCGAGACTTCAACAGTTCCTTACCACCGCACGCACCGCTGCGATGCTGGAGAATGCTTGACGCGCCGTAAAATTTCTCTCCGCATTGTTTACAGGTGCGGGTCATCCGATTTCCTGCGCCTTTTCGATAAGTCGAATCGCCATCGTGATGTTTTCCTGCTGCTGAACATCCGATTGCATCACATATACAGCGTTAATCATCGCCTCGCCTGCGGTGTACATCCGCTCGTAATCGTCGTTCGGGCGACCACCAAACAACTCGTAATCGGGGTCGGCTTCTAACATCCGTTCACTCGAATCCTCGATTGCAGCGTCCATGTCGGCTACGGTTTTTGTTTGGCACGCTATTTGCCACGACTTGCCGTGACCGTCGGCGTTTGCCTGCGTCTGATACGCCTTCAACGCATCCCACATATCGTTCGTTGTTGCCTTCACGATTGCACCTCTCGCTTTTTAAGTTTGTTCAGACCGCGCTCACCGAAGAGTTGGCGAACCATCGACATCAGGTGCGGGTGACCCAGCACCTCGGCTGCATCCGCTGACCGCAACGCGGCGGCGGTTGAGTCCTTCAGACGCTCCATCGCATCCGGGTCAGGGCTGATGGTTAGTCGAGCAAGATATGCCTCACACAACTTGAGACGGTTCAGCGGAGTCGGCTCCAACTTGCCCCAAGCCCTCGCGTTCCAGTCGTCCTGTTCAGCGTGACGGGCGACATCTGCGGCTTTCTGCTTGTCGGTCTTTTCGACCTTCTCGCCGGGGCGGGGTGCGGCCTTCTTCAACTCAAACAGCCCTTGGTACTGGTTAGCAATGGACTGCTCGACCACGGCATCTTGGTCAGCGCCAAACCGCGACAACTTCAGTTTCATCGCGTGTTCGCTGACTTCCTTTATGGGCTTGCGGATGGCTTTGCGGTAGGCAACCCATCGCTCCCATGCGGCTTCGTCTAGTTCGTTAAGCATGAATCGCCCCTATCAAATCATATTGCAAGTCTTTCAAACGATTTTTTTGCAATTCTTCATATTTTTCGTTCAATTCGCACCCAAGATACTGCCGCCCATGCTGCACCGCGACCTGCGCCGTGGTGCCGCTACCCATGAACGGGTCGAGAACAATATCGTCTTTCCGTGCGCCAGCGAGGATGCACGGCTCTATCAGGTCGGGCGGAAAAGTGGCGAAGTGTGCGCCCTTATAAGGTTTGGTCGTGACCGTCCAGACGCTGCGGCGGTTTTTCATGTAATTACCATCTTCGTCCTTGTAGCAGGTTGAGTTGTCCCCCTTGAATGCATAGTCTGAGGTATTTGCCTTGTTGGGGTGCTTCCTATCCGTTCCCCACGATGTAGCCTTATTCGCGTGCTGCTGCCCGTAGATGGCTGGCTCCATAATGGCGGTATTGTCAAAATAATACTTCTGCGACTTAGACAACAAGAAAATATACTCATGTGCCTTCGTGCAGCGGTCGCGCACCGATTCCGGCATCGGGTTCGGCTTGTGCCAGATAATGTCTTGGCGCAAATACCAGCCGTCAGCGCGAAGGGCAAAGGCCAGCATCCACGGGATGCCGATAAGGTCTTTGGCCTTAACTTCGCCTTGCGGCTTAATTGCTCCTCTGATTGAGCCTTTGTGGGTAGTTTGTTTACTTCCGGCTTGATTACTTGGGCTGTTAGGGCTAAATCCACCGCCTCCAGCGTAACTATCCGCAATGTTCAGCCACAGCGTGCCATCGTCAGCCAACACATCGCGCACACAGCGAAACACTTCCACCATCGCAGCAATGTACGCTTCGGGCGTAGGCTCCAAACCTATCTGCCCTTCGTGGCCGTAGTCCCGCAGCCCGAAGTACGGCGGCGAGGTCACGCAAGTTTGTACCTTTACCCCGTCCGCTGCCCATCGCCGCATGGTGTCTCGACAGTCGCCAAATTCGATGCGATTCATAAAACCTCTCTGTGGTACGAGACAAGAGTAACTGTTCACGGAGGTTAATGCAACAACTTTAGTTCAGGCTTCTAGATTCAAGACTGATTCAGGCTAAAGATGGTCTAGAAGGATGGTCTAGACCCTGATGACTGATGGTGAATCCGCACGGTTTAGACGGAATACGCCTAAAGCGAGTCGTGCGGAAGATGACTGACGGAGCCATCCGCTGTCGGCTACTTTTGCTCAAGGTTCGTCCCCTCAAGTGCCATTTGCGCTTCCCGACGATACGCCGCGCACCCACAGGCTGGCTGCCCCGGTGTGGGTTTAAGGTCACCTTGCGCGTAGTTTCCCCGACCAAGATGTCCCGAGCGTCGGAGGTGGGCATTTGACAAACCGTTTCCCCCGGTTTATCTTGCCTTTACCTCGACCCGCATTCCGAGGATAGGGCTATCCCCCCGCCCGCGTCAAGCCCTCCTTCACGGAGGGTTTGTCGTTTAAGGGCAGTCGTCCAGAGAAGTCCTGTAGCGTCCAATCGCACAGGAAGCCGCACCAGAAAGATTCTGGCGGCTTTACAGCAGGGGCAGGGGTTAGCCGGGGGTAGGCGTAGAATCGGCTGTAATCGGCGGGGTGACGGCTTCTAGAGCCTTCCATTGCCATACCCGCATAGCAGGTAGTTTTCCTGCCTTGACCCACCTGCTGACGGCAGGGCGGGACACCCCAAGTTTACGAGCGAGGGCGGCTTTGCTACCGGCAACGGCTAGGGCGGCTTGGATATCCATAAAGCGGTAAGTTAACGGGCGTGAAAAATATTTCAAGGGGGGTGTTGACAGGGGGTAAACTTGTGTTAACCTATCCCTGTCGAATCAATCCACAGACAGGAGCAACGACATGAACGCCACCGCCATCAACAAAGCCCTCAACACCCTTGCCGCTAATGCCGAGTTCAACTGCGGCGTGTGGGACAAATACCACGCAACCCGGCACGCTGCCAATCGTTCTGGCGCTGCCGAGCCTGCCGCGCCTTTGGCAGAAATGTTCAAAGCCGCCCAAGCGGTGATAAATGGTTACACGGTTTGTGCTTATTTCGTTTCTGCTAAAGGCCGCAAGGGTTCGACACGCTGGCAGTTGAGCGACCACAGCGGGAGAGTCGCCCGAGCCAATCTCTTAAAAATTTTGGAGGGGGCGGCATAACCGCCGCCTAATCCACTCCCAGCGGGGGACTGCCACCCCGCCTTTTCAAAATAAGTGTTGACCCCGGTTAATTAATAGTCCATACTTCCACCACAGTCACTAACGACTGGCTACCACAGATAGGAGCAACGACATGACCAAGCAGCAGTTCATGCTCATCACGCCGCAAAGCAACCGCAGCGGTGCGCGGCACTCGGGTCAACTTCACAAGTTTCCCGCCGCTCGGCGCGAGGTTGCGTGGGCCATCCGATACGCCCGTGAGCGCAACTTCCCCGTCGTCAAAACCCATCGCGGGTACGACATCGGCGTTGAACAATTTATCCGCATCTGACCATCGACAAACAGGAGCAACAGATATGCGCCCAATCCCAAGACACCTGCCACCCGCAATCCGCTGGGCAATCGCAGCAGGTGAATCCAGAGCAGCCCGTGACCTTGCGATGAAGCACGCCAGAGCGCACGCAGACATCCGTGCAGCGTTTGTTACCTGCGCTCGAACCAACCAACGGCTGATGTTTCAAGCCCTACAGATGGCGAGGGCATCAGTATGAAAACCGTTGGCCTGTACCTGTTTTCGTTCGTCATGTTTGCCGCCCTCGCGTGGCTTGCTGTGAGGACTTTCTGATGGACGACTGGCAACAGCAACGCGAGTGCGAGGAACGCCGGTACTACACCGAACCCGTCATCCTCACTTGGACGCAGGCAGACATCGACCGCCACAACGAATTGCGCCGCGAACTTAAACAAATGATTGAGGAGAGCAAGAAATGTCGGAACTTCTGAAAATTAATGTAAACGACCACATCGAAAAAAAAGGCAACCTGTCTTATTTGTCGTGGGCGTGGGCGTGGGCTGAAGTGCTGAAACTCGACCCCGGCGCGTGGTGGAACGCGCACGAATGGGCCGACCGCCCTGCGATGTTCCTGCCGGACGGCACCGCTATGGTCAAGGTGTCGGTCGAGGTGAAAGGTAACACCAAGACTTGCGTCCTGCCGGTGATGGACAACCGGAACCGGGCAATCGTCAACCCTGATGCGTTTGCCGTGAATAGCGCCATCATGCGTTGTCTTACAAAGGCCATCGCAATGCACGGCCTCGGCCTTTACATCTACGCAGGCGAGGACTTGCCAGAGTCGGAGAAGGTGGAGCCTAACCCCGAAGTGCTGGCGCAGATTGCGTCTGTGACTGACGCGGCTGCGCTTGTTACCTTGTTCAAATCACTTGACCCCGCCATCCGCGCAGCGCACATAGATGCGTTCAGCGCACGCAAGAAGGAACTAGCCTAATGGAACAGCGTACAGACGACTGGTTTGCGGCAAGGCTTGGCAAGGTCACAGCCTCCCGCGTTGCGGATGTCATTGCCAAGACCAAGACCGGCTATGGCGCAGGTCGCGCTAACTATATGGCTGACCTTGTGGTTGAGCGGCTGACGGGTCAGAAGGCATCCTCGTTCACCAACGCCGCGATGGAATGGGGGACGGAGCAGGAGCCGAACGCCAAAGCCGCCTACGCCGCCAAGACCGGGATACTGGTCGAGGATGTCGGCTTCATTGACCACCCGACTGTTGCAATGTCTGGTGCCAGCCCTGACGGGTTGGCCGAGGATGGGCTGGTGGAAATCAAATGCCCGAACACCGCGACCCATCTGGAATACATCTTCGACGGCAAGCCGCCGCAAAAATATGTGACGCAGATGCAATGGCAGATGGCTTGTACCAACAGACCGTGGTGCGACTTTGTGTCATTTGACCCGCGTCTTCCCGAGCGGCTGCAACTGTTAGTCGTGCGCGTCCCGCGTGATGACGACTACATCAAGATGCTTGAGCAGGAAGTGACTACTTTCCTGCAAGAGTTGGACGACAAACTTAACAAACTGGAAAAGGTGACCCTGTGAACAAGCAGTATGACAACAACAACCGTGGCGTTTTGTTTAAGAACGATAAGCGCGGCAACGAAAAAGCCCCCGATTATCGCGGCTCTGCCGTTCTTAACAATATCGACCTCAACATCAGCGCGTGGATTAAGCGCAGCAGTAAAACCGGCGATGCCTTCATGTCCCTCAAGTTCGAGCCAAAGCAGGCTGCGCGTCCTAAAACGATGGCAGAGCAAAACCCCGAGAAGTTTAACGACGATGAGGATTTGCCGTTTTGAAAATCTTCATCGGATACGATAGCCGCGAGGACATCGCATACGAGGTGGCTCGTGCGTCCATTCTGGAACACATGGAGGCAGAGGTTGTCGCGCTTCGACTAGATGACCTCCGTGAGATGGGGATGTACTGGCGCGAACCAGACCCGTTTTCATCCACGGAGTTTAGTTTCAGCCGGTTCCTTGTGCCTGCGCTATGCAACTTCAGAGGCAATGCCTTGTTCATGGACTGTGACTTTCTGGTACGGCACAGTCTGAAACCGTTGCTTGACTTCAACAATCCTGATGTTGCCGTGTGGTGTGTCCAGCACGACTACAAACCCACATCCCTGACAAAGATGGACGGGCAGGCACAGCGCCAATACCCGCGCAAAAACTGGTCGTCGTTTATGTGGTTCAATTGCAGCCATCCGTCAATGGGTGGGCTGACACCCGAAATCGTGAACAGCGAAACCGGGATGTACCTGCATCGGTTCATGTGGGTGAATGACCGGCACATTGGTGCGTTGCCGCCGACTTTTAATTACCTTGAGGGCTGGCACACACGGGCGCAGGTTCCTGACCCGACCTGCGTGCATTTCACCGAGGGTGGCCCGTGGTTTGATGAATACCAGAATGTCGAATACGCCTACGAATGGAAGCAATGGGCTGGACGGGTGAGGGCATCCGAGCGATGAAACGCATCTTCCCGCGAGGCACCAGACCCGACGCTATGGCATCTGTCGTGGCGCGGATGGTGTCCAACCTTGACCCGCTAAAAACATGGGCGGTCGAGGTTACGGAGTGGAAGAAGCCCCGCACCAACCAACAGAACAAGTTCCTGTGGGGCGTGGTGTATCCCGCCATCATCGACGGCGGTGGCGAGGCGTTGCGCGGATGGACACGCGATGACCTGCACGATTACTTTTTGGGCGAGTGTTTTGGATGGGAGACGCTGGAAGGGTTTGGCAGGAAGCGCCTGCGACCGCTCAAGCGTTCCTCTGCGCTCGACAAACAAGAGTTCAGCGATTACTTGCTGTTTCTTGAAACAAAGTGCCTTGATATGGGCATCGTGATACCGGAGCCGTCGTATGAAACTGCGTAAAGAAGCCCGAGGACGCGGCTGCATGGTGCGTATCCCCGAGGTCTGCAACCACAACAGCGAGACAACCGTGCTGGCTCATTACCGGCTTGCCGGGGTATCTGGCATAGGCATGAAGTCACCCGACATCCTTGGAGCATGGGCCTGTAGCGCGTGCCACGATGCTATCGACCGTCGAGCGCATACCGACCTCGACCGGGACTATGTACGCCTGCTGCATCTTGAAGGTATGGCGCGAACCCTCGCACAACTCAACCGAGAGGGACTACTGTGACCTTTATGGTAGACACGCCGTACACCCCGGCGTACATCCGCAACGAATTCCTATATGACCACCAGACGGGCAAA